GCGGCCGCCGCGGCGACTGCTTGACCTGATGCGTCCAACTTGACGAATGTGTATTGCTTACTGGAAAGGTCGGCACCTGCGACGAGGGTGACCTTTACCGAGTAATTAGAGATTTCGTATGCCATGGTTTAGGCACCTTTCTCGGATAGGTATTGGCTGTAAAGGTCAGGGTTCTTTGTAGCAACATCAGACATTGCTTGCGCGAATGACTTTGCTACACCCTCATCAACAGCGGACTTTGCCATAGCGGTTAGACGCTCATAAGCATTTCCTTGTTTGATGTCCGCGGACTTGCCGATTTCCGCAAAAATTGATGCTGATTCAGCCTGAGCATTTACTGAAGAAAGAATCTCTTCAACACTCTTTGCTAATTCTGAATCTGTTTCGGACAAGCGACGAAGCGCTGGTCCAACTTTTTCAGCATTGAGATTGAGATTAGCCCAACCCTTTGCTTTTTCAACGGCTTGAGCGTCAGCACGGGCTTCGCGTTCTTTGCGAAGTTCAGCGGTTGCTGATTCTGCTTGTTTTCTCAAGTCCTCAATCATTTTGACAACTGGAGCAGGAGCGGACTTCATGTAGTCCTCTTCTTCCTTCTTTGGTTCCATAGAATCTTGACCCATCGCCATTTCAACTTCCAGTTCAGGCTTTTGTTCCTTTTCGGCGAGTTTGGCTTCGAGTTCAGCGATACGGGCTTTAGCCGCCGCTAGTTCTTCCTCTACGGTTTTTTCAACCTGCTCTTCAGGTGCCGTGGTAGTTGTTTCCTCCATATTGGAGTCCTCCTCGGTCAGCGATTTGTCGAGAACCCTCTGAACATCAGATTCGGATGCTGACTTCATTACGAGCCAGCCTTCATGTAAATGAGCGGGATGGTCTACGCCACTCGTTTCTTCGATGGCTAGATTCACCATTTTACGAGTACGGGGTTTCGACAAAATATGCTCCTAACAAACTAGAGGCAATTTTTCAGCGTCGGGCTAAAAAACTAACCTCGGGTCTTGACCAACAAATAATAACATAAGTGTAATTTCGACCTTTTTTACTGGTTTGTCATCACCCGAGTTTTTACCAAGGCTTGAATCAAGTCAGGAGAAACCCACATTGAAAAGGGATTTTCATTCTCCCAAAAGCGAGCCAATCTAAAGTGATAATCGGTGCTATCAATCTTTGTCCAAACAAAAAAGGCTTGAGAGTCATGAGGAAGATTGACTTGGATGCCAGCATACCCAGGCGGAGTTGAAACACGATATGCCTGAAGATTCATAGATTTGAGAATCTCTAAGGTATCGTCAATTATGTTTGGTGCCATGACCTACTTCTTCTTCATTGGATAATCCATAGTATCCATGTGAGCAGGGTCATCGTAATCTAAATCTTCGAATTCACCTTCGGAATCATCTTTATATGGAACAAATTTAGGTTTTGGATTTTTTGGCTCTGAATCATTTTCTCCTTCAGAGTCATCACCATTGCGCCAGTCGCCATGACTTGATTGGTCATGGTCGCCGTGCTTCTCAAGAATTACTTTTTTTTTAGTGTTGAGAGTTTATGACCAACTTTAGTATCAGTTGGTTTTCCATCTTGGTACAAAACAATCAAAGCCGCAGGGTCATCCTCTGTACCTTGAATGTTGAAAGATGAATCAGGAACATTGATACGACCTGAACGCTCAATGCGTAAAACTTTTCCCTCTGCGCTTCCGCCTGAAGATTTCCAAGAAACCATATCTCCAACAGATACAGCCTTTTCAAATTCTATTTTTTTTTGTTCTGTTGCTTTATTGATTGTGTTACCCATACGGCGCATTGCCTCTTGAACCATTGACTTTGCGTATCCACTAAGACCTTTGAAACCGAACTTTTTGACATCATCTTCAATCATCTTGAATTCATCATCATCCATGCCAGCCAACGGACCCTTACGGAGTTCGCCTAACATTCGGAGGTCTTTTTTCATAAAGTCTCGTCCTTTTTGGGTTTCTTCTTTTGCGGGTTCATAATTGTATCAACATGAACATCTGACACAGTTGGGTCATTCTTTTCTAAATCAATATCGACAAATAAACGCTCGGCTTTACCGCCGATTGAGTAACCGCGAATCTTTCCTTCTTGAACCATTTCCCAAGCCCAAGGTTCCCATATCACGCCAAGGAAAACTGTGTTCGGTGGATATTTATGTTCCATCTCTTGACCTTCAGGAGTTTTGATAGGAACTGTTAGTGAATATGGGAATGACATAACTTCAACCCATTCTCCAGCAACTACATCACGATTATGTTGTAAACGGATACGACGGTCATTACTTCGAACATAATCCCAAACTGCTCTTTGTAATTCATCTGAATCTGTCCACTCACCATGAGCATCTTCCATGTCAGGGATATACATGGCGCCAAGCGTGTATCGCTTTTCGCCTTCGGCTTTTTGTAAATCAAACTTGCCAAGCGCCTTTGTCGCTTCTTCCGTAAATACTTGCGGAAAGATTTGACGGGCAACCTCTTCAGATACTTCTTGGAAGTCACCTTCGCCTTGAGTCAAATAGCGAACAACATCGGCATCAGGGTTTTCTACCCATGAATTCTTGCGTACATCCCATCTGTCCTCAATGATGGCTGTATCCGTGACATCGAAACGATAAATGTTTATCGCTTTGTTGTCAGCCCCTAGTTTTGCGAAATACCGCATACGGCTATACCTCCTCTCGTTATTGTCCATAGAATATCAACCCCCGTTGATTTAGTCAATCCAGCCTGTTGAGCCGTCTCGAATGTCTGAACTACGAGGGTTCCAAGGGTCAAAAGTTTGCCCATATTGGCAGGGCGTGGAATCGCCTTGGCTTTCTCAACCATGCCATCCCATAATCTCTTGCGCTCGCCATTATCTGTCGAGGTTCGATATTTTTCATAATCTGTATGTAAATCAACTTCTTTGACTTTGTGAGATTGTGGTGTGTGTAGTTGTAGTTCTACCTTCACGCCGTCTTTGCTAAGTTTGATATTGGTTCCATCATAAGGGTCGCCCGCTTGCCAAAAGTTCTTGACTGATTCAACTTTCCAACCAGTTTTTTCTAAAGCACCGACAGTTTTTTCAACGCCATCTGTGTAGTTTGCTTCATCGACATTGAGTGTGTAGCGAACAGCGTCAGAGATTGCGTTTGCCGCTTTTTCTCTATCTCCACCATGGTCTTTTTCAGCATCGGCATCAATCTTTCGTGCTAAAGAATCTGTTGATTTCAAGCGTTGAATCAAAGAACTCTTACCGTCAAGTTCGGCAAAATCAGCACCAATAGTTTTAGCGATACCTTCCATCAATCCAGTAATCGCAGGTTCTACTGCTTCGGCGTCTCTGCGTAATCTTTCGGCTTGCTTGACCGCATCGGGGCTTCGTTCTGCTTTTGGTTTGACATCATCTGCCATACGGGGACGAGATGACGAGCCATTTTCTCCGCCAGTATTTCCAGTAGCCCATGCTCCATGTGAGGATTGGTCATGGTCTCCATGTTTTTTGACTTCGTTTTCATATCTTTCCACCATCGCTTCCGCCCAAGCGAATCCAGCATCTCCGCCCCAAGCATCCCAAGCAACACGACCAGCGCTAGGAAATCCTTTTTCTCCACGGCTAAATCCAACTGCTCTTTTATCTACTTCATGGCGTGAGAAGAAAGATTTCATTCGTTTCAAAGTTTCAATCGAAACACTTTCACCTCGGGCTAATTGACCTGCTCTTGTTCTTCCAGTTCTAGTAAATCCTCCGCCAGCCATTCCAGCATCAATCCATTCAATTGCTCTTTGCGCCGCGCTTCGGACTGCTTGTGGTGGTGTGTATCCATCTTCTGCTTTTCTAAAAGCATGGATTTGTTTTAGCCGTGCTTCAGCCTCATCTTTTGTATCGTAACTTCCAAAACGACGGGTTCCATCTTCATTGTAAACAACCCATTTCCCATCTTCTTCTTGGATTCTTTTTTCTACTGGTTCAATCCGCATTTGATAACCATTGACGGTAAGCAAGGTTTTGATATTGCCTTCGGTCTCGCCAGTTGATTTGATTACTTCAAGAACTGCCTCGGCAGGTAATCCGCCAATTGAGGTTAGGTCTACATTGTCAATTGAATCAATCAGAATCTCGTAGTTATCCCAATCATCTTTAGGGCGCTCCATCTTGCGCCGAGCCATCTCATTGAGAACCATGTGGTGAACTTCAATTTCGGCTGAGGTAGGTTGAGCCGATTTGTGGACATTCTCATGAAGCGCAAGAAGTTTCTCAGCGCTTAGATGAATGAGTTTAGGAGCAATATCCGCCATGAACTAAGAATAGCGGATGTTATTCTGACTGGGGTTTATTTCCTTGAAGGATGGTTGAAACTTCATCCATGATTTTAGATTCATCTTCGTCGGATGCGCCAGTATTTGAGGTGAAAGTTACGCCCTCTTCCCACTTAGCGTAAGCCTCTTGAATGGCTTTTATCTTCTCTCGTCTACTTGTCATAATCTAATTATACCCCAGTTTATTTATTTCCGCCACTTGGGGCAGGTTTCTCTCGAGCCGTACCATCATAAATCATTCCATCGCCATCATGGTCAATTGGTCCATCAAGAAGTTTTTGTCCTTCAGCGGTAAGAGTCTTGACATATTTCATTTTCAATCCGTACATCAAACTTTTGCCAGCCCATTCAGTAGCCCCAGGCTTGTATCCGATATTGGCAAACTCAGCAGGAAGAGGAAAATTATCGCTCTTCATATCTTTGAATGAATCCCAAGCAGGATAAGAGTCTCCACTTTCATCTTTCCAGTTTGGTTGATAATTGTTTGTTGCTCTTTCCATCAAAGCATCAAATTCAGCGCGAGCAGATGAACCTCGTTCAAATCCATCCGTGTATTCAACATTCATGCGTAGAGCATCGAAGTTTTCATCAAGTTTATCGGGACGGAAATCATAACCTGCTCTAGCCCAATGGCGAGCGCCATCCCAAGCGGTTCCAACTTCAATATATCCAAAACCTTTTGCTGTATACCAAGCCTCAGATTGTTTGATAAATTCTTTACCAAAACCAGTACCTCTTGCTCCATCCTCTAAAGCAAGCAAGGCGTGTTCAACATTCCATACGCCATCTTCTTTGAAAAATCTACGGCTTACTTCGCCCATACGATTATTGTCCTCATCGTAAACAGCCGCACTCACCATGATGTCATTACCATCTCGATAAACTTCTTCTACGGTGCTTCGTAAAGTTACTTCATCACCATATTCATTTTTTCCAGTATGCTCTACTGCGAATACTTCATCAAAAAATGGTTGTAATTCAGCGGGGTCTTGAGTATCACCGTCGCTTGCTTGAAGATATTCGTCTAATGTATCACTATTAGATTCAACATAATCAGCAACCATTTCTCTTTGAACATCTTCATAAATAGTTGCTTTTTCTTGTTCTGTATATTCATGATTTGGAAATTCTTCTTGAAGTTTAGCAAGGCGTTCGGCTACTTTTTCATCAATATCTTGTGTCGCGTCCGCATATAAATCAGAATCGTTTTCTACCACTAAAGTTTTATCTTCATCGGTATATTCTTTTTTGTCTTTGATGACATTATCTAAATCATCAAGGCTTGGACCAACCCCGTCCATGCGTTCAATAAGTTCGCGCTCGCTATCTGTAAATCCACGCGCCCAATTGCCATGCTCAGATTGGTCATGCTCACCGTGCTTGATTACGGGTTTCAACCCGAAGTCAAAATAAATTACTTTGACTGGTCTTGCGGTTTTGCTAATTTCGCCCAAATCGTTTTTGCGTATTCGTCGATTTGTTCGTCTGTCATCTTCGAAATATCGGGCAGTTCTACTGCTTCGAGTTTTTTCGATGCCACCTGTACCTCCTGTCGGTATCTCCTTGAAGTTAGAAACATCCCAAATCGAAATTTGGTCGCGTCCGCGACCTCTTGAGGTAGCCTCTTCTTCATCCATGATGTTTTCTGATACATCAAGGTAAACCTGTCCATCTTCCTTATTGTGCCATAAACCTAGGTAGTTTTTCCCCGTTGCCAAGTCCGCCTTATGTTGCTTCATATATGAGGAAAGAATCTCCGCGCCTTTGGTCTCATCATAGAAATCATCAGCCTTGACAATCGCCGCATATTTCTTGCCTTTAGCGACCATGTAGCCCTTTGTAGGCTCAGAACCATCCTTTAGATTTACCGATAGCCCACCGTTCTCCTTGACTCGACTGAGGACGCTTGAGACCACTTCAGGGGCAACGCTGACTCCATGCGCCCAAGAGCCATGGCTTGACTGGTCATGGTCGCCATGTTTTTTTACATCTTTGGCTCGAGTGATTTCAATGCCATCTAAAGTTGCGGTGAGGAATCTACTCATTTATCCATCCTCTGAAAGACTGCTACTCGAGCCTCAGTTCCCACATCTGTTTTGAATCCAAGGAATTTTAGAGGCGTATCTCTTGGAAGTAAAACTTCTTTTTCTGTATCAGAAACGCTACTCGTATCATCTACAACTGTGCGGTAAATATCTACGGCTAAACCCTTTCCAGTTTTGCTTTCATTGGGAAGAATTACTCCAACGGTATCAGGAGTTTCTTTGATACCACCCATCCATGTTCGAGCGCTTGATTCTTTCTCTTGAGTCACATCAATGCGAGTAGTTGAAAGAAAACCTTTATCGCGCATGATGTCGCCTTCTTGTAAACCCTCTAAAACTTTATCAGAAAAAACACGATATAAATTTGAGCCTCCAAAAAGATTGGGTGATTTATCAATCAAAGAATCTAAAGCCTCAACATCTTTTTGATTTCTTTCCGCCATAGGAGTATTTCCACTATTGACTCTTTCTAAAAGTTCTTTTCCGTGTGAAACAGAATATCTATAAATAGCATCTTCTAAATCTGCCTCTGTAAGTGATGCCTCTCCAAGATTGCTAGAATCAACAGACTCTCCACTCAAATACTCAAGATGTTCTTGTATTGCTTCACTATACATTTTTTCATCATTTTCAATAATAAGTTTTGCTTCAGCAATACCTAATTCTGTTTTTTTATCTCCGCCTCTGAGATATTCATTTATACGCTTGTATCCATTTTGGGAATAGTCATCTATGGCATCGTGTTCTTCTTGAGTAACTCCAACTTTGTTACCATCTTTATCTACGCCATAGCGCTCGCTATATGTATCCCGAGCAGATTCATAATCATTTTCCTCATCAAAATTACCTGAAGCCCAATTACCGTGTGAACTTTGGTCATGGTCGCCATGTTTTAGAACTGGACGATAACCAATAGGAAGCGTAAGTGTAATTGTCATCGGCGTCTCTCAGGTGGAAGAATCACCATGGTACAGCGACAATGCGGATGTACTCTGCCTGGGGTTTCATCACCATTAGAAAAAGTTCCATTCCAAGGAACTATTTCGCCATCGAGTTCTAAACAATCAGGACAGGTTCTTTCATCTTGAGCAATGACCCACATCTTTTGTGCTTCGGCATCAACATAACCCGCTTCAGCCGCTTGGTTCCATCCTTCTTGGCGTCCTTCGTTCTGAGCAATTTGAATTTCTGTACGAGCAATCATCGTTGCTCTTTTGCTCTTGAGAGAATCTGAGTAGCGTGATGCTCGTTCCATAGCGCGAGCGCGGGCTGTTTCTTCCTTCAATCCAAGTCGAACTAAACGAGCATATTCTTTTTTCTCAAAATTTGTAACTGCCTTAGCCCATTGAGGATGAAGTCCAACAACATTTTTTATTCTTCTTGCTGTTGCTCGATAATCAATTTGGTCATTGAAGGCTTCAATGATTGTTTGTCGAATAGCGTTGCGAGTCATCTCATCAATGGCGGTAATAAGTTCTCCAGCGCGTTTTTGAGCAAAGGCTAAAGAGTTTGGATTGGTCTTATTGAAAGACATTGTAAATTCAATCTTTGGTGGCTTTGGTTTAGCCCACATTGGAATATCAGTAAAGGTTAGATTAGCCATTGGCTTCTTATTTGTAATTTGAACTTTGGTTGGGACAAAGGCAGGTAGGGCTAACTTAGGAGCGATACTTTGTATCTGTTGAATTGCTTCTTGTCCGCCGACATCAATTGCCGAGATAAGCGCTTGTTCAATCTTTTTTTGATTGGCAATAGTGATTGTTTGAAGTAAACGATTCAAAGTCTCAGGGTCAAGCCGTCGAACTAAACGCTCTAAATCTTTGACGCTGATTTTATCTGTTGCTCTTTGTATCGCATCAAAAAGAGTGCGAGCAAGAATCTGTTCTTCAGCAGTAAGAGGAATTCGGCGAGGGCGCTCCGCTTTCGCAAAATGAATCATCTCTAACCAACTTCAGGGATTTTCGGAGTCAATTCCTCAGGTTTTGGTGGGGCAACAGGTAATTCTTCTTCACCTGTTGTTGCTGGTTCAGCAGGTGGCATTGCTCCAGCCTCAGGCATTGGAGGCATACCAAAATTCTGTCCATCATGTTCAGCAGGTGGTAAACCAGCCAAGTCGCGTAGGTACTCTTCCAACTTAGGGTCAGGCACGATTGCGCCAGTTTGTACTAAGCCACCAACGAAAGCAGAAATCTCAGCCAAATCAACATGGCTTACTTCGCCATAAGTTAGATAAGGAGCGCGAGAAATATCCATACCGTTGAGTTTGAGCAAACGAGGAATAGCGTGTTGATTCATAACTTCAGCAATGTTCTTTGCGATTGAATCGACAGCCATTGACCACAAATCCATCTTGGAAGTTCCAAGGGCATAGGAACCAACTCGGTCAGAACCAAGAAGAATAAAGTCAGAAAGAATCGACATAGCAATTCTTTGGTCGTAGCGCTGAATAATCTTATCTGTATCAAACTGACGAGAACCGCCTGAAGATAATAAAACTAAATCAAATACTTTGTGTCCTTGGTCGTCATACATTGAAGGCATGATGACGCCTTCTTGCTCATTACGCTTGATTGAAGTAACGATGTCTTTGATAGTGGCAAGAACGCTTGCTTGTTCAACGGTTGCCGTTGATGATAAGAACTCAGGTGGAACATAAGCAACAGGCAAACCTGCTAGGTCACGCTCAATACCAATCGCTTCAATCTCTTCAATGCGACGCTTGAAATACCAAGAGCGATATGCGTTACGAAGAATCGAACGACCTTCAGGGTTATTCTTTTGAGTTGCTGTACGGAACAATAACGACTTCTCGATTGGAATGTGGTGGATACCGCCTGAGGATGGGTCTACCTGAACCATTCCTTGAATACCACCGTCATCATCCATCATCCAGCGGAATAAAGTTTCTTGAGCGCGAATAGGCATCTTGCGCCAGCCGACTCGACCATCGTTATATTTTGATTTACGGCGTGGGTCTCTGTTGTCACCTTCACGAACTTTGTAAACAATTTCGTGATACGAATATCCGAACACCAACATAGAAAGCATCTGAGACAAAGTTGAATCCCAAGATTCGCTCATATCGTTCAAGCAAGATTCAACGAACGCCGCGACTTCTTTATCTTCAGGAGTTATATCTCCATCATGAGAATTATCTGAGTATGGGTCAATACGCCATTCAAGGCGTGTAATAACTTTTTCAATTGCGAATAACATCGAGCCGATAGTCGGGTCATTGTCCGCCATCTCTCGATAAATCTTTGCTCCGCGTTGTCCGCGAAGATTGGTAAGGAATTCCTCAAATACCGTTCCGCCCGAACGACGCAGACCAGTAGAGCCAAACTCCGATAAATCGGGCGTTATATTTTCAGCCATCTAACCCTCTACTCTTTTTTAGCCAAGCCTACGACGATTGCGACTGCCTGTTCTTGATTGAATCCCGCTTTTATCAACTCAGAGAATAATTCATGAGTCTGAATAGCGAAAGCACCTAAAACAGACACGACTCCCTCACGATTCGGCGAAAGGTTGTCATACACCTCACGATTATAGCGTTAGGCGAATTTTGCCCTTTATTCTCCGTCCAAGACTAATTCAAAAGAATTTATTCTTTTTGAAGTCAGGTCATTGAAAGATTTCACAGCCAAATCTCTATCACCAACTTGAGCGAAGAGACGATTCTCTAACTCAATCCCATGGAAATCATAACGACGGAAATAAATGTGGTAAGGCAAGAATTGTTCTGTGATGTTTAGTTCAAGTTCAACATATTCCTTTGGAGCAATCTCCTTAGAAATATAGGGCTTGCCTTCAGCATCAACAACAATTTTTGAGCCTTCTAATTTCTCCTTGAAGAAATCGACCCATATTGCCATTTCAACCCCTTTCAAGAGTTTTTCAACCCCAATAATACCCTATGAGGGTTAGAAAGGAAATGATTCAGGGACTTCAGGTTCTTTTTTCCAAGTCGGTGCGCTCCATGGGTCTACTTCCATATCACCCTCGGCATTGCGTCGAACATCGACAACATTGACTATGTGGCGCTTCAAATCGACACCGACATTGAAAGCGGTTACGGTCATGCGACCTTTTTTCTCTCCCGTGGTTTTATCGTCCCAAGATTCCCAAACTGCGGTTCCTTGGATGATGACTCCCATGCCCTTCTTCAAAGACTCGGTGACATTCTCTGCCAGTTTGTTCCAGCACTTGATTGACCAAGGAGTGACATCGGTATTTTCCCAAGTGCCATCGGGTTTCTTTACTGACTTAGATGAAATGATTGTGAATGTTGCCATTGCTTTACCGTTTGGAGTAAAGC